CATGGACGGTTGGCCCGTCGCCTACTGGTGGCGGCCGTGGAACGGCCTCTACTACGGGCCTATGCAGATCACGCCCGTCTCGGACTGCATCCACTTCGGCTTCGGCTCCGACCCGGAAGGCATCTACGGCATCTCGCCGCTCGAGGCGGCACGGCACAGCATCGCGCTCTACGACGCGCTCGAGCGGCACGCTAAAGCGTTCTACGCGAACGCGGCGCGACCGTCCGGCTTCGTCAGTCTCGACACGAACCTTAACGACAAGCGTGCCGAGCAGATCCGCCAGTTCATCAACGAGGTCTACGCATCGCCGGAGAACGCCGGCAAGGTGATCGCCGCGGCGGGTGCCACTTGGCAGCCGATGGGCGCTGCGCCTGATCAGTCGTCGCTCGTCGAGATGATCAAGCTCGCGCGTGAGGAAGCGGTGACGGTGCTCAGCTTGTCGCCGACCGACGTAGGCATCCTCGACAACGCGATCAAGTCGAACGTTCACGAGTTGCGGGAGCAGTTTGGGCGCGACAGTCTCGGTCCGTGGGCGTCGGACTTCGAGGAAGAATTCGCCGCCCAGCTTCTCCCGCAGCAACCCGGCTGGCGGAACCTCTCGGTCAAGTTCGACCTGGGTTCAATCCTGCTTCCCGATCTCGAAGCGCTCGCGGGCGTGATCGAGAAGGTGAGCCACGTTCTGACGACGGACGAGATCCGCACCGAGTACCTCGGTCGGTCGCCGCTCCACTTCCGGAACCGCAGCGATACGCCGTGGACGCAGCCGCGCACGCTGCCGATGAAGGACTTTCCGGCGCAGCTTGTCGCACAGACGGCGCTCAAGGAGGCGGGGCTCGCGACGGATCAGCCTTCGCCGACGAATGAGCCATCCGCGCCGCCCGCTGAACCGGCGAAGCCCGCAGCGCCACCCGCGCCGTGAGCTTCGGAACGGTTCCCGGCAACGAGAAGAAAGACGAAGCGGTCGCCGAAGCGGAGCCGCTGATCCCGATCGACCAGCGCGGCACTCCTCCCGTGCCGCTTCCAAGACCGACGCTAGGAAAGGTGCGCCGATGATGTTGCGCAATGTGGTCGGCCTGCTCGCCAGGCCGTGGGCGATCACGCCCGAGGGGTTCGAGACAGTGTGCGCGATCATCGATCGTCGCGCGGCAGGCGTCCGTCTCTCCGACGACGAGATCCAGGCTGTGATTGCGGAGTCGCGTGCGGAGTTCGAGGCGCGGCACGCTGCGGCGCTCGCGCCGGCTCAGCAGTCGGGTGGAAGCGTCGCCGTCATCTCGCTCTACGGGACGATCACGCCGCGTCCGGTGATGAGCGTCTCCGGTGGAGGCGGTGCGCCGCTGACGAAGTTCATGGACGCGTTTCGTCAGGCGGACGCCGACCCGAACGTGCGCGCGATCCTGCTCGACATCGACTCGCCCGGCGGCAGCGTCGAGATGGTCGCGGAGGCCGCTGCGATGATCGCGGGAGCCTCGACGCCGGTCACGGCTATCGCGAACACGATGGCCGGTTCGGCCGCGTACTACCTCGCTTCGCAGGCGGACGAGATCGTCGCGTCTCCTTCGGCGCTCGTCGGCTCGATCGGCGTCTTTGCGCGCCACGTTGACGAGAGCGGCGCGCTCGAACAGGAAGGGCTCAAGGTGACGCTCGTCTCGGCGGGCACCTACAAGACCGAGGGCAATCCCTACGAGCCGCTGTCGGAGACGGCGCGCGAGTCGATGCAGGCGATGGTCGACGAGTTCTACGGCGCGTTCGTGGATGCGGTCGCCTCCGGGCGCGGCGTGAGCTCCGACGAGGTTCGTAGCGGCTTCGGCCAGGGACGCATTCTCACCGCTCCGGCGGCGCTCGCTGCGGGGATGGTCGACCGTATCGACACGTTCGACGCGACGGTGGATCGGCTGCTCGCGACCCCCACATCGCGCACGACGTTCGCGAAGGGCGAGCAGGTTCTTCCCTTTGGCGCGACGTGCGAGGCGACAGGTCATTCCTACAGTTGCTTGTGCGCGGATTGCAGCACGTACTTCGCAAGCCTCGCAAACACCTTCAAGACTTCGCCGGTTGATCCGGCGGAACGGCCTAGCGGCGCCGACAAGCCCGCTCCGGTCGACGGGCGCATCGCTCGTCTGCTGAACGGGCGCTAGGCCCGCCACAACCAACCACGGGGCGCGAGCCCCAAGGAGGACACGCATGGATCGTGCATCCATCGAGCGTGAGCTTCGCTCTGCCGAGGCCGCGCTCACGGAGGCCCGCGCTGTCGCGTCCGCTGCCAACGAGGCCGTCGAGTCGCACAGCGCGACCCTCGACGTGTCGGCCGTGGCGACGGACGAGAAGCTCGCGGGGTTCATCCAGGCCGAGAGCGACGCGAAGGCGAAGCTCGACGCCGCAACGAGCGCCAGGGACAACCTGCTCCGCGTCCTGTCGCGCTCACCGCAGTCGAAGGCCATCGCGGTCAACGAGCCGCAGGCGGACGGCTTCATGGGCGTCCTCGAGGCGTCGGCCGAGTTCGCGAAGGCGAAGCAGCTTGCTCCGTCCGGCACGTCGCTCGGCTCGTTCGGCGTCGAGCTCGACAACCGCGCATCGGTCATCCGCTCGCTCAAGCGTGGCGGCGACGGCCTCTTCGCGGTCGGCGAGGGCGCGACGGGTGAGTCCCTGATCGCCATCGACCAGCGGCTCGTTCCGCCGGTCGAGATCCCGCGCCGGCAGATTCGTCTGCTCGACCTGATCACGGTCGGCGCAACCGACTCGAACCTCGTCCGCTACGGCAAGCAGACGGTCCGCACGGACGCGGCTGCTCCGGCGGCGCTCGCGAGTTCGTTCGCGAACGCGACGTACACCTGGTCGACGGCCGATGCGTCGGTCGAGAACATCGGCCAGTACGTCAAGGCTCCGCGTGAGACGCTGCTCGATGTCGGCGCGCTTCAGACGCTCGTCGAGCAGCAGCTTGCCTACGGCGTTCTGCTCGAGGCCGAGTCGCTGATCTACTCGGGCGACGGCACCGGCATGAACTTCGGCGGCATCGTCACCGAGGCTCTCGCGGGCGGCTACGACATCGTTCGCGACACGACGAACGAGTCGCGCATCGCGGCCGTCCACAAGGGCATCACCGCCGTCCGCAAGTCGCTGTTCGCCGATCCGGACGCGGTTGTCATGCACCCGGACGATTACCATTCGCTGCTCGTCGAGCAGTCGACCGGTTCCGGCGTGTTCCTGCTCAACGGCTCGCGTGTGCCTGGCGAGACGGACACCCTCTGGGGTCTCCCCGTCGTCGTCACGCCGCTCGCGACCAGCGGCCAGGCGGTCGTCGGTAACTTCAAGCTCGGCGCGACCCTCTGGGTTCGCTCCGGGACGGAGCTTCAGATGTCCGACTCGAACGAGGACGACTTCCTGAAGCGCCTCATCACGTTCCGCGCGGAGTTCCGTGCAGCCTTCGCGGTGCAGCGGCCCCACGCGTTCTGCGTGATCGAGGACTTCGCCTAGACCACCCTCTAGCTTGCGGCCCCGCCCGTGACGGACCCTCTCCCGTTACGGGCGGGCCAGCCGCGAGCCTTGAAAGGAGGGCTAGGTGGCTGCACCGTTGTACGTCACGCTCGACCAGTTCAAGGCATCCCAAAACCTCACCGGCTTTTCGTTCGCTGATGCCGACGGGACGCAGGCGCTTGCTTCAGCTTCGCGCGCGGTTGACGCGATCTGCGGTAGACGCTTCTACCTGTTGACCGACTCGAACGATTCGGTTCGGTACTACACCCCGCTTCGGCCGGCAACGCTCGAAATCGACGATCTCGTTTCGTTTACGAGCATGGCTTCCGACCAGGATGGCGACGGCGTTTTCGAAACGACGTGGACGCTGCACCAGGACTTCGAGCTAGCACCCGACAACGCCGATTCAGACGGCGTTCCCTGGGAGCGGATTGTCCTCAAGCAGCGCACGCAGACGACGCTTCCTGTGGGGCTCGGCCGGAGCGTGCAGGTGACCGGGATCTTTGGCTGGTCGAACGTACCGGACGGCGTTATCTCGCTGACGAGCATTCTGGCCGCAAGGCTCCTGATGCGCGTCCGCAACGCACCGTTCGGAGTAGTCAGCCTCGGTGTCGAATCCGCGACGCGGATCGCCAAAGAGGACCCCGACATGCAGAACCTCGTTCGCGACCTGATCCGTACACCGATCTTCGTCGGCTGATGGTCGCAAACGACATCGCGGACGGGCTCAAGGCCGCACTTACGCCGCTTGCCGTGGCGATCAACGGCGCGGCCTACGAGTTCATCCCATCCAACCCGACGCCGCCGTCCATCTGGGTCTACCCGGAGGACGTGACCTACCACCCCGCTTCGACGTGGGCGTGGAAGGCGCAGGCGATCGTTTCGGCAAACGTGCTCGACCTGGCGGCGCAGACAACGCTCCGCTCGATGCTCGATACCACAGGCTCGACGTCGGTGAAAGCCGCCATCGAAGCCGACCCGACTCTCGGCGGCGCCGCAGACGACGTGATCGTGATGTCCGCGGCGGGCTTTCAGGTGTTCGACATTCCGGCCCTTGGGCTGGTGCTCGGTTCCACCTGGGAGCTCGGCGTCGTCGGGACGGGCTAACCACCACCCGGCTTTAGCCGGAAACCGGCAACCCGGCTTTCCTGCCGGGAGGAGGACGCATGGCGAAGCACTACCTCAAGAACCCGTTTGTCAGCGTGGACGGACACGACATCTCCGTCTACGTGAAGTCCGTCGAGGTTGACCGCAAGAAGGACGAGCTCGACACGACGGCCTCGGGCGACGGCGGCCACACGCAGATCCCCGGTCTGTCGAAGGACTCGTTCACGCTCAATCTCTACCAGGACAAGGACTTCTCGATCCTGGATCGCATCCTCGCCGACATCTACGAGGCGGAAACCGCCGTCGTGGTGGAGGCGTGCGAGCAGGGGTCGGTCGTGAGCGAGTCCAACCCATCGTTCACCGGCAACGCGAAGATCTACGAGCACAAGCCGTTCAGCGGCGATGTGGGAACGCTCTCGATGACGCCTATCGTGCTCGTCGTCGACGGCGCGATCACCCGCTCCGGCACGTAAGGGCAATGCCGGGTAGACCGCTTCGCGTCCTCGGTCTGTCCGAGTTGATCAAGGCGCTGAATGCCGTCGACTGGGACCTCGCTCGAGCGCTCCGCGCTTCCCTCAAAGAAGCGGCGGATTTTGTAGCGAAGGATGCGGGCGCAAGGCTCTCCGAGTTGAGCCCTTCGCCCGCCCGGTCGGCGGCCGGCGTTGTTCCGCGCGTGCGGAGCGCCGGCCTGGTCACGGTCGAGCAGAAGCTACGACGGACGACCGGAAAGCGTCCCGATTGGGGCGCGACACAGATGGCGCGGGCGTTTCTGCCTGCTGCCGACGCGGACGCCGATCAGGTCGCCGCGATGGTCGAGACAGCCATTGACTCGGTGGCTTTCTCGCAAGGTTTCTAACGCCCACAAGGAGAGCTATGCCTGCTAAGGCCAAGCGCGCCGCAAGTCCATATTTCGAGGTCGGCAGAACGAAGTTTCCGCTGATTCGCGCGGAGCAGTTCAAGCAGTTGGACGTAAGACTGATTACGTCCGTCACCGGCTGCGCCTGGGATGAGTGGTGCAAGCTGCTTACGAAGCACGGCCTTCTTCATGCGCAGGTGACGCAGGGCTTCTTTGCGGTCGCGGTGCAGCGTGCTCGACAGGCGACGATCGAGGAAGTGGAAGCGTTCATCGACGATCTTCCTCTCGTCAACGGCATTCGATTTGTGCTGCCCGACCCGCCAAAGGGTGATGCAAGCCCCCCGGCGGAAGACGAGACGGCGGACACCTAGACCGCTGTCTCCGCGTCGAGCGCATCCTTGGGGTGACGCTCGGCGACGACTACGACCCGGCCGACTTCTGGCAACCCTGGATCGGTCACTTGTTCCCGGCGATCGGCCCCCAACAGATGGCCGATCTCACCTTCGAGCAGATCATCGGCATGTACGAGTTCGCAACCCGCAACGGTGACGGAGGCTAGTTGACACGCATCCTCGGGATTGAGATTGCGGGCGACAACCAGTCGTCTGCGGCTATCGCGGAAGCGACGGCTGGCGCCGAGAAGTTCGGCGCGACGGTCGATGCGGTTGCCGATAAGAACATCGAGCGTCTCGCAGCGCAGCGCGCAAAACTGCAAGAGCTCGCTGCGGCGTACAGCGAGGTCGCGGCCACCGCCGAGTCC